AATACCACTTACTATAAATGCAGTTAGTGATGAGTGGGGAGAGATATGGGATGCTCACAAAACCCATGACTTTTATAAGACTATGTTTTTATACGAAGAGGTTAGTCATTACGATACTGGAGAGATAATAAAGATACCTAAATCAAGTACTGATAACTCTACTACTGAGCAAGAGCAATATCATTTTAAATGCATAGAGTTCTTAAAAGAGTGGTTTAATGTCTATGTCCCATTACCTAATGAACATTTAAAAATAAGCTAATGAAAAAAGATGACACTATTATTAAACTAGAAAATGAGTTATACAACCCACAACCAAACTTAAACCATATTGTATTAAAAAAAATATATTCTGGAGTATATGAATATAAAAACTATCTAATTCAAAAAGTAGATAAAACAATAAAATATAGACCATTTGCTTTTGATTGGAAAATATATAAAAACCAAAAATATATTATAACTGTTCCAACATTAGACAGAGCTAGACAATACTTTAATAGTATAGAACCAATAGTGAAAAGAAGAATGAAAAGAATAATTAATAAAAGAATAATGAAAAGAATCAAGTATGATAATTTAGGTAGAGTTATTAAAAATTCTGAAAACTACAAAGGAAAACAATTTATAAAACCAATCAAGAATAATAATATACAACTTGATTAATCAAGATATTTCAAGATATGACTAAACATGGAGGACATAGAAACGGAGCTGGTAGAAAACCAAAAGCCCAAGAGCAACAACTAATAGAGAGACTAGATAGTATAATAGATGAGGACGAAGTCTTACAAGTTCTTAAACAACTTATTAAAGATGGAGATTTAAGAGCTGTACAACTATATCTAAACTATCGAAGAGGGAAGCCTAAGGATACTATGGATTTAAATACATCTGGGGAAAGCTTAGGAATTAATTTTAAAGACTTAATAACCGCTATTAAATCAAATGATTAATAAGAAGTTTTTAGTTTGGGATGAAGTAGATACAAGGTATTTTATATTTACTGGCGGTAGAGGATCAGGTAAATCATTTGGAGTAGCTACTAGTCTACTGCTTTTAATAATGACAGAGTCTGGGCATAATGTATTATTTACTAGATACACTTTACGATCAGCTAACATTTCTATTATTCCAGAATTTAAAGAGAAGATTGAAATGCTCGGTTATGAAAATAACTTTTATACAACTAAAGATGAGATTATAAATAAATCCACAGGAAGCAAGATATTATTTAGAGGAATCAAAACATCCTCTGGAGATCAAACAGCTAATCTAAAATCATTACAAGGCATTACGACATGGGTAATGGATGAGTCTGAAGAGTTAGTAGATGAAGATATATTTGATAAGATAGATTTATCCGTAAGACAAAAAGGAAAAGATAATAGAATAATATTAATCTTAAACCCTACTACAAAAGAACATTGGATTTATGAGAGGTTTTTTGAAAGCCAAGGAATACAAGCTGGTATCAATATTAAAACTAAAGATGTGTGTTATGTACATACAACTTATAAAGACAATATAGAAAATCTATCTCAAAGTTATTTAAACAGAATAGCAGAGATCAAAAAGCATAGACCAGAAAAGTATAAGCATCAAATGTTAGGAGGATGGCTAGATAAAGCGGAAGGAGTTATATTCTCTAATTGGAAGCTAGGAGAGTTTAAAGAAATAGCAACTTCTGTATATGGTCAAGATTTTGGATTTAGTAATGATCCTACTACATTAGTACAAACCAGCATAGACAAGAACAATAAGATTATTTATGTTAAAGAGTGTATTCATCAAACACATTTAACCACTTCACAAATAGCGCATCTTAACCAAAGATTTGCAAAAGATAATCTAATAGTTGCTGACTCCGCAGAGCCAAGACTGATAAGCGAATTGTCAAGAGATTGTAATATAGTTCCAGCTATAAAAGGGCAAGGCTCTATAACCTTTGGAATAAGTCTATTACAAGATTTTGATTTAGTAATTGATCCAGAAAGTTTAAATCTTGTTAAGGAACTAAACAACTATTGTTGGCTTGAGAAGAAATCAAGAACTCCAATAGATAAGTTCAATCATCTTCTTGATGGACTTAGATATAGCGTTTCCTACCAACTACAGAATCCAAATCAAGGACAATATCATATTTATTAACCTAAAATATAACTAATGAAAAAAATACTATTATTATTACTTCTAATCACATCTTGTGCAACTCATAAAACAGAATACACATTCGTTAAAGTGCTTGGCATTACACCACAAGGAGACACAATACTTATTGATGTTAATTCATTAAGACCAAAAATATATAATAATTACTACAGGCATTATAATAACAATTATTCTAGACCATATTATTATAACCCTCCTGTTATTATAAGACCATCAAACACAAATAGCAACACACCAATTGTAATGCCCGCTACTTCAAACCCACCTTTGACTAAACCTTTAGTAAAAGATAATTAAAAGTTTTTTATAAAAAGCTTGTATATATCGTATATATGTTGTATATTGTACTATAATTAAAAACGTACATTATGAATAATTTTTGGAATCACGAGTATAGACATCAAATGAGAGATTTAAGACCATCAAAACAAAAAGAGGTTTATGATACATTTATTGAATTTGATTTAGATCTAGATGGTAAGTCCGATATGCACTTAGATTTAATGAGTGAAGTAATAGGCGATTATACTATCCAAGGAGAAAATAAAAACAATAGAGAAAAAAGATTAAAGTATTCTTATAGTACTAGATTAACATTTGAAGAAAATTTAGAACTATACAAAGAATTTATTTAATAACTAAACAAATAAACATTATGAGCATCTCAAAAATATTAGAATTTTACAACAACACAACACCAGAAGAAAAATGCCAATTATTAAATATGATGGCTAGAGATATCTCTATTCCTTATCAAAAAGAAGATGGTACTCATGATTATGAATTATGTGAGGAGAATCCTGTATGCATGAACGGAACTTCATTTCAATTAAACACAAGAGAATTTAGCAAACATTGTAACTCATGAGAAAACTAATCGATATTAAAGACGAACTACTTGTGCCGTTAAAGGTTTTAGCAGCCAAAGAAAACAAACCTTTTAAAACCTATTTAGAAGATGTAATAGAAGACAAGGTAAAGAAATCTAAATAGTGTAAACAATACCCCTTTTATTCCCAAACAAGCCCATGTTAACTACGCATGGGTTTTTTTTATTATAAACTTTTCGACCACGCTATTATATAAGCTCTTACATATAGTATATGAGTCATAAAAAGAAACACACCACAAAGGAAAGATTTGCAATACTAGAAAACGTATCCGCCCAACTATATGTTGCTATAGATGTATTACGTAGAAGATTAGATAAACTAGAACTTACAGAAGAGATTACTACTGAAGAGCAAGCTAATGAAACTGAATAATAAGGACGATGTTAAATTACTTTCTGGTTTATATGAAAGGAATTATTTATGTGAAGATGAGACTTTGGTTTTAGCTGAAGGGTTTGACGATGCTATAGTAGGGATAACTACTCAATTTCCTAAAAAAATAATATACAACTATTGGGAATGTATTAACATTTTATTAAAAATTGGAGATGAGGATAACCAATTAGACTTTGACGAATCATTAATCTATCTAGACGAATACATTAAAGAAATAAGTACTGTAAAAGATTTTGCGCCAATATTTATGAAAACTATATGAAATGGATTACTAAAGTTTTTAGATACCACAAGGAGTGGGTTCATATTGTTGAAAGCTTAGGAGGTAAATCTTATAGTGAGGATATTGTAATGGAGTCCTATATTAAATTAGAAAAATACAACTGTGAAAACAAAATAATTAATAAGGGTAAAGTTAGTAAGGGCTATATGTTCTTTGTTTTAAGATCTGTATTTGTTACCTATATGAAAACTAATAAGGGAGTGTATAAAGAACAAATTGAAAGCTTTTTATTTGAGAGCTGTGATGTTAAAGAGATTGACATTAGACTTTTAGAGAAGTTTACAGAAGATAATAGTTTGGATAGAGAGGAAGGTTATAACTCCCTTATAACTAAGATGGATAACGAAATGAATAATTGGCATTGGTACGACAAAAGGATTTTTGAAATATACAGAGATACTCCTCTCAGTATTAGAGGAATTGCTAAAGAAACTAATATAAGCTGGGTAAATATATTCCACACTTTAAAAAGAGGAAAAAAGATAATGAAGGATAAATTCTCAGAAGATTATGAAGACTATATAAATAAAGATTATGATTTAATTTAATATTAACAACAATTATATAAAGGGGGTATGTTATACAACATTACCCTTTTTGTGTTTTTAAATAAAGACATTTTAAATGGAGGTAAAAATACCAGTCCCAAATACATTAAGAGATATTCCTTTACATAAGTATCAATCTTTAATAACTAAAGAAAACCCTACAGATGAAGATTCTATAGTGTGCTTATTAGACATCCAAAGAGGTCATGTAAAACATATTAAACAAGCTGACTATGAATTTTTGGTAGAAGCATCAAAAAAAATGTTTGATGTAGAAACTCCATTAATAAAAAACTTTACTTTAAATGGTATTACATACGGTTTCATTCCTAATCTCGATGAGATCACATACGGAGAAAACAAGGACATTACTAAATACCTTTCAGAATGGGGTAATATGCATAAAGCAATGGCTGTATTATATAGACCTATAACTAAAAAAATAGGTGAAAAGTATTTAATAGAACCTTATGAGGGATCTCATTTTTACTCTGACCAATTAAAAGAGATGCCACTAGATATAGCTTTAGGAGCTTCGGTTTTTTTTTATCGTTTAATAAGAGACTTGCTAAGTTGTATCCAGAGTTATTTGGAGAAGAACAAACAGGAGTTGGAGAAGAACAGGGACTCGCAAACCAACTACCAGACATCAGAGACGGATTTACAATCCGCTGGGGAGGCTATGCAGAGTTATATACTCTTGCTAAAGGAGATATTACAAAGTTTGAAGAGGTAACAAAGCTTAGGCTTCATTCCTGTTTAATGTACCTAGCTTTTGAAAAGGAAAAGGGGCAAATAGAAAGTTTAATTTTAAAAAGAAAATAATGCTACAAGGATTTTATAATCTAACTGAAAAAATACAAGAAACTCTAGAACTAGATGTAAATGTAAAAACCGTTAGCTACGGTGATTTGTTTTCAGTTGATTTAGATAAACAAACTATATTCCCATTGAGTCATTTTATGGTTTCTTCTGCTACTTTAAATGGCAGGGTTTGGAGCTTTTCCATTAATTTATTATGCATGGATATAGTAAACGAAAGTAAAGATTTTGCAACTGGTAACCCTGGCAAATTTAGAGGGAACAATAATGAACAGGATGTATTTAATACTCAACTAGCAGTAGTTAATAGACTTTTAGAGTTGTTAAGAAGAGGAGACTTATATAGTGATCTATATCAAATAGCGGAAGGATCAAGTCCATTTTTAGAGCCTTTCGTAGATAGATTTGAAAACAAACTCTGTGGCTGGACTTGCAGCTTTGATGTTGAAATCCCTAACGATATGACTATATGTTAAGCAAAGACTATATCCAATTTAGAAAAGCTTTACAGTCTTTAGGTAGAAAAATTACTACACAAGCTAAAAAGAATTTAAAAAAGAGAAGAGGAAAAAAGAAGTCTGTAAATGCTACGGGACAATTATCTAGAAGTATTAAATACAGAACATATGTAGGTGATAAAGGTATTGATCTAAATGTTTTAATGGATAAATACGGATCATTTATTGACTTAGGAGTTAAAGGCGCATCTCCTGAAGAAATGTACAAAAACAATGACCAGAGAGAAGGGAAACAACAAGCTCCCTTTAGTCCTTTTAGTTATAAGGACAAAAGACCTCCCATGAAGGATTTAAAACAATGGGCAAAGAAACGAAACATAAGACTACGAGATAAAGACGGAAAATATAAAAAAGGAAATTATACAACCATAGCCTTTATTTTACAAAACAGTATTTATCACCAGGGAATAGCTCCTACTTTATTTTTTACAAGAGCTTTTAGATATGCTTATAAAGGATTCGGCAAATTAATTGGTGAAGCTATTGGCAAAGATATTGGGGCATTTATAAAAAAAGAAAATAAAAATAAAAAAAACATTAAAATATAATGGCAAAAATTAACGTACGTAGCCCATACTTTATAAACCTATCAAATACTAATCTAACTTCTGCAAAACTTGAAATAGAGATCTATTTAGGGGAAGCAAATACAGACTGGCAGGACTCACCGCAATATACTTTAGTTTCTACAGCTATAAACGAAAAGATAAATTTTGAAATAGCTGAATTAATTGCAGATTATATAACCGCTTTATTTAATGGAACATTTCCAACTCCTGCGGTATCTAGTAGCGAAGCTACAACAGTTAACGTTGATTATAAAATTACAGAAACAATAGGAACTGTTTCACAAACTCCAGTTGAAACTTTAGGGGATAGAGCATTTTATGCTTATGGATATTTTGAAGAGGGGGCTAACCCAGCATTAGATAATTATGTTTTACAATCGAATCTTAGAATACTTAAAAACACTAATGAAACAGTAACAATTCCTGTTGATAATACACTTGCTACATTTCTAGATTGGAAATATCAAGGAGCAACAGTTTCAACAGTAGCTATTACAACACAAGCAGATATAGAAGATCAAATTACTTATGTTACCAATACAGGTAATTTTGATGTTGATCAAGCTGTTATAGCTGATGGAGCTACTTCTAGGACTATAGATATAACCTCCTATGATAAATGTAAATATTCTCCTTACAAATTAACTTTTATTAATAAGTTCGGAGCATACCAAGAGATCTGGATGTTTGGCAATTCTAAATTAAAAATGAGTACCACACAAGATAATTATAAATCAAATATTTTAACAAATGGAACGTATGAAATAAACGATCCACAAATTAAAACACTTACAAAAAACGCAAAGCAAAGATTAACTCTTAATAGTGATTTCTATCCAGAGAGATATAACCAAATATTTAAGCAATTGTTTTTAAGTGAAAGTGTTTGGATTTATTACGGTGGTCAAACATTAGGGGTTAACATAGATAGTAAAAGCTTTAATTATAAAACAAGTCTTACAGAGGGATTAATAAATTACTCTATTAATGTAAGTTTTGCTTTTGACACAATTAATAACATAAGATAATGAACACTGTTGAACTTTATATAGAGGGAGTAAGAGTAGATCTGTTTAAAGACGAATCAATAACATTGACGGATTCTATTCAAAACATTAATGATATTAGTAAAGTCTACAGTCCATTTACTCAAAGGTTTAGTTTACCAGCTTCTCCTACTAATTCAAAATTATTTAAGCACTATTATAATAATGATATAATCAATGGATTTGATGCAAGGTTTAGAGTAGACTCTTTAATTAAAATGAATGGGAGTGATTTTAGAAGTGGGCAGATAGTGCTTAACTCTATAGATTTAAGAGATAATAAGGCATACACTTATAAAATTGTTTTTTATAGTGATACCGTTTTAATAAAAGAATTGTTCGGGGAAGATAATTTAGATGCTTTAGAGCCATTATCAGTTTATGATTTTAGCAGAAGCGGAACTAATATGGAGGATGCGTTTAGATATGGATTAAAATTCAATAATGTAGTTGCTACCTCACTATCCGATAGAAATATTACTTTGCCTTTAGTTAGTTTAAATAAATATTATGGATATGATCCAACCGATTCTATAACGTATGGAAATTTATATTCAGATAGTTGGTTTACACCTAACACCCCAGGTGCTGAATTAGGTCTTCAAGATCAATTAAAACCAGCGATAAAATCTAGATTAATTATTGAAGCTATTCAAGATCATTATGATGTTGAGTTTAATATGACCGATGAAGTCATAAATGGTAAAACAATTAAATCCTTTTTTGGCAGTCGTGTTTTTGATGAATTATATTTGTGGCTTCACAGAGAAGCAACTTCATCAACTTTGCCAGAGGAAGATCCACCTGTTTGGGGAGTTAACTTTGATTTTTATGGGGCTAAATGGAATTTAGGAAATACCTATTATAATTATTTAAGCGGCAGCTTACCAAGCACCTTTTTAGATTCGGCTGGAAAATTTACTGTTAATCAGGGAGAGGTTGCAGCCATAAGAGTTATTTTAAAAAATACAATTTCAGACTTTTTATTTAACGTTACTGTTGTAGATAAAATATCTGGAGAAATTATTTGGACTCAAACAAATGTTTCAAATCTTGCAGCCGTTAATAATACTTTAACTATTAGAGATATAACTTCAGGTACTTTGGAAAGCAGGGTATATGATTTGGAAATTAGAACTCAAACTCCTACGCAAACTTCTTGGGAAAGTATAACTGCAACAGCTTTAAGTATTACGTTAACTGATACTGATGGAATTACATCTATAGGGAATTGGCAATCGGACTTTGGAGGAACTAGTTTTCCAGTAACTAATTTTCCTGATATTTGGATTCAAAATTATGTTCCTAAAATGAGGGTGCTAGATTATCTTACTACTCTTTTAAAAATGTTTAATCTAACAGCCTACTCAATAAGAGGATCTAAAAAAATATATATTCAAACATTAGACGACTACATGACTATTGGAAATGAATATAATATTTCTAAATATATAGATGTAAATAAAAATACAGTTGATAGAAATATTCCATTTTCAAATATAAATTTTGAATATGCTCCAGCAATAACTCAACCTAGTTTAAGATTTATAAACGCTAACGGGTTGCAGATGGGAAATTTAAAATATTCAGCTCCTGAAAAGTACGATGGTAAAACATTTACTCTGCAAGTTCCTAGCCAAAGAGAATCTTTAATAAATATAAAGGAATATAATACGATAATAATAACTGGAATAGTTTACGGCTGGTGGGTTAATCAAGATATACCCGCTAAAACAGTCTTAGGCAAGCCTTACTTCTTTTTTAATAGAAGAGTAGACACTACTACCAAACCAATATTATCTCAGCAATGGACTCATTATAATGCTCCTTCAAATGTGAGTGAAACAGGATCACATACTTTAAATTTTGGTATTGAAATTGATGAATACACAGATGAAACCAATGAAAACTCTTTATTTTCTAGATTTTATTCTCAATATATCATACAATCATTTGAGGAACAGTCAAGAATAGTAAAGTTTACAGCAATGTTGCCGATGAATATATTACTGAATTACCAATTAAACGATACGTTAATTATAAATGGTCAAGCTTATTATATAAACAGCATTAAAACAAACCTAACAACGCAAAAAAGCGAATTAGAATTACTAACTAAACAGACCAATTACACGGCATCTGTATTAACATAAAATTAAATGGAGATATTTAAATTATTACGTGCTTATAATTACTATGGAGAAACAGAAACCATTGAAATTGCTAAAGGAAAATATAAAATCCCTGAGACTTGGAGATTTGGCTTTACTCAATTGAAAAGATATTTTAAATACATTACTAGAATTAAAAACTAATGGCTGTACAAAAACAAGAAATAGTAGTAAATGTAACTACTAACACAAAATCCGCCCAAGCTAATACTAAAAAGCTAAACAAAGATTTAAAAAAAACTGGAGTAGCAGGAACAGCCGCAGCAACTAGTTTAAGCACTTCCTTTGGTATATTTGGAGGTACTGTTATACCTAGCTTAATAGGTGGCTTACAAGTCTTAAAAACACAGTTAATTTCAACAGGAGTTGGAGCTGTAGTGGTAGCTATTGGGGCATTAGCTACGCTTTTTATTGCCGCAGCTAAAGCATCAATAGTTTTTGAAAAATCTACATCTAATTTAAAAGCAGTCTTAGCTGGAACAGCAGAGTCCGCCCAAGTGCTTGATGATGATATGGAGGCTTTAACTAAACAAGCCAAAACATTAGGGTCTACTACTTCCTTCACCGCTTCACAAGTTTTAGAACTGCAAACTAATTTATCAAAACTTGGTTTTACTACTACAGAAATACTAAATACAACTGGAGCTACATTAGATTTAGCTGCTGCCTTAGAAATTGATTTAGGAACAGCCGCAAAATTTGCTGGGGGTACAATTAGAGCCTTTGGATTAGACACTCAAGATGCTCAACGAATTGTTGATTCAATGGCATTATCTACTAACTTATCAGGTTTAAATTTTAATACTTTAAGTGAGGCACTTTCAAAAGTTGGTCCAGTAGCAAATGCTGTAGGAGCTAGCATTGAAGAAACTACAGCAATTCTAGCAGTTTTAGCAGATAATACAATTGATGGAAGTTTGGCAGGTACTGCTTTAAAAAATGTTTTTATTGAATTAAACAAAAGAAACCTGACTTTAATGGAGGGAATGGATATGGTTTCAAATTCTGCGGATGGACTTAATACTGCAATGGAATTAACTGGCAAACAAGGTGGACCAGCATTATTAGCCTTAGCAAAAGCTGGACCTGAAGCTTTAACGAATATGACAAAAGCATTAGAAAACGCTGAAGGTGCTGCTGGAAGACTTGCAGAAATGAAACTTGATAATGTTGGTGGAGATGTATTAAAATTAAGTAGTGCATGGGAAGGCTTTTTATTACAGTTAGAGGATGGAGATGGAATTTTGAATTTTATCATGAGAGATGTATTACAAAATATGACAAGATCTATTTCAGATATAACTCTTGCATTACAAATAGTAAGCTTTGCCTTTAATGAATGGGTTAAGAATATGTCAGGAAAAGGAGCTGCTGCCTTAGCTTTTGGAAGAGGTATTTTTCTAGGGTTAGAGGGGATAATAACTAAATTTGCAGCTAATTCTTTAATCCAGATGGAGAAAGTCCCAATATTAGGCAAATCTATAGATCTTGAAGCGGTAAAGGAAAATTTAAAAAAGGCTCAGGATATGCTATTAGATGCAAATAAGCAGTTTAGAATTGGAGTAGAAATTGAAAATCAAAGTATGTCAAGATTATTCAATGTATTTGAAAATTTTAAACTAGAACAAGCTGGAAAAGCTAGGAAAAGAGAAGCAGCAGCTAAAGCTAAAGCTGATGCGGCACTATTAGGGGAGATAAAAATACAAACTGCTGAGGAGTTAGCCGCCGAAAAGAAAAGATTAGAAGCAGTTCAAAAGTTGCGTAATAAATTCAATAAAAGATCTGAAGATCAATTAGATCTGGATGCCGAAGATAAACTTAAGAGGAAAAGGGAAAGAGATATAGCTGATATTAATGCATCTGTAGCTACAATTAAAGAAAAGAAGGAATTAATAAAGACTGTAAATGATTTTTATGATCAAGAAGAGGTTCTAGCTGATGAAAAAAAAGCAGAAAAGTTATCCGATAAAATGGCAAAATTTGAGGAAGACGAAATTTTAAAATTAGAGGCAAAAAGAGAGAAGGAGTTACAAGAGTTAATAGATTTAGATGCACACGAAGACCAACTAGCTCAAATAAAATTATTTTACGCTAATAAAATTGAGGATGTTAGACAAAAAAAGATAGATAAAGAAGATAAAGAGGAGAAAGATTTAGTTAAAACTAAAAAGAAATTACTTAATGACACTTTAAACGCTACTATTAATGCAGCGGGAAGAGAATCCAAAATCGGCAGAGCTTTATTTATTGCTAAACAAGCTATAGCATTAAAAGAATTAGTAATGAAAGCTAAAAATGTTATAATATCCGCTCAACTGAATGCCGCAGAGGCTGGAGGGGAAGTAGCAAAAGGATCAGCTAAAGCAGCAAGTAGTTTAGCACCACCATGGAATTTAGTTCCAATAGCTATGTTTGCAGCTCAAGCTATTTCTATAGTGAAAAGCATAAACCAAAGTAAAAGAAAATCTCAAAGTGCTGCGGGTAGCTTCGGGGGAGGGTCTGCTGGTGGAGATATTTCAGTTCCTACAACAGCCGCTATTAGTGACACATTGCCAGAGCCAGAATCTCCTAATTTTGATATTTTCGGAACTTCAGGAACTAACCAAATAGCGAGTGCGTTAGGGAATCAAGCACCGATTCAAGCTTTTGTAGTTTCACAAGACGTAACTAGCGCACAGAGTTTGCAAAATAACATAATACAAGGATCAACATTAGGATAATAACAATATATGCTAAAAAGGGTTTTTAATAAAAACAATACCAATGGAAATAATTGAATTAATTATAGAAGAAAATGAGGAGTTATCAGCAATAGAAGCTATTAGTTTAGTTGAATCTCCAGCTATAGAAGAGAATTTTATAGCTCTTAAAAATCAGAATCAAATAAGACTTGCCGAAGTATCAAAATCTAAAAGATTATTAATTGGTGCTGCTCTTATTCCAGATAAGCCAATTTATAGAAAATCGGAAGATCATGAATTCTATATTTATTTTTCTAAAGAAACTGTAGCTAAAGCTTCTCAGATGTATTTAAAATCTGGTAATCAAGGACAGGCTACAATGGAACACTCTGAAGAAAAACTTGAAGGTATAACTGTTGTTGAGTCTTGGATAATTGAAGACGAGGTTCATGATAAAAGCAGAGCATACGGTCTGGATTTAAAAGTTGGAACTTGGATGGTGACTATCAAGGTAGACAATAATGATATCTGGGAAAATTATGTCCAAACAAAAAAAATTCTCGGTTTCAGTATTGAGGGATATTTTATTGATAGAGTAAACAACAAACCCAAAGACAAACAAACGGATAAATTAAGTGAAGATGAAATATTATTAAATTCTGTAATAGATGTTATACAAGAAAATTAAAGACACTAGTCGAACTAGTCCATCAAATAACAGCCGAGCTTGCTTATGCGCTGACGGAAATACTTATTCAAAAAATTGCTGTAATGGTAAAATGATTAATGAAGGAATTGGAAACATTACAGGGCATAGCACTATTGGAGATGAAAATTATTATAGAGTTTTAAAATGTGATTCTGGAATTCAAAAAGACATTCATGTTCATAACTCTTCTTTGACCATTAGTAGCGCATATTATTTAGAGTTTGAAAACCCTGACTATAATGGCTGTTATGAAGTGATAGGAGACCCAGCTTATTCAGGAGTTCATGTAGAAAACTTCACGCTTTATTCTAATTGTGCTAATTGTTTGGCTGTATAAAAGAATTTTGTTTTTTGTATTTATAATATGATAAGAGATCTTAAACGATCTCTTTTTTTGTGCCTAAAATTAACCAAAATATAACAAGACATTATTAATAATGTTTTTAAATAAATAAACACTTAATAAATATAAATATGAAATCAAAAGAAACACTAAACAAAGTAAAAGCTTTACTGGGTTTGGAAATTAATCTCGAAGAGAGAAGTCTTGAAAATGGCACTCGCTTTGAATCTGAAGCCTTCGAATCTGGAAGAGAAGTTTTCATTATTTCGGAAGATGGCGAGCGAATCGCCGTTCCCGCAGGAGAGTATTTACTTGATGACGGAATGTTATTGGTTGTATCAGAGGATGGTATAATTGATGAGATTAGAGAAGAGGTAGAAGTCGAAGAGGAAGAGGTAGTCGATGCTGCCGCCGAAGTCGCCGATATCGAGGACTGGAGAGGGCTTGAAGAAAGAATTAAAAACCTCGAAGATGCCGTAGCGGATCTCAAATCTAGAGCTGGGGAAAAGGAAGATTTTAGTACTGACGAAATAAAAAATATTGAAGTAGAATCTACTGAAATAGAATTATCTGAAGTATCAAAACCTGTAAAACATAATCCTGAAGCTAAATCTAAACAAGATTTGCACTTACATGGTCAAAATAGATCTAAAACTACTCAAGATGTAGTTTATGAAAAATTATTTAACAACAACTAAAAAATTTAATAATAACTAAAATAAAAAAAAATGAGTACAACTTTAAATATTACAACTACCTATGCAGGGGAGTTCGCAGGTAAATATATCAGCGCAAGTTTACTGAGTGCCAGCACAATTGATGATGGCGGAGTTACAGTTTTACCTAACGTTCAGTATAAACAAATTATACAGAGGCTTGATACAGACAACTTGATTAAAAATGCAGGATGTGATTTTGACCCTACGTCTACTGTTGACATGACGGAGGTAGTAATTACCCCAAAAGAACTTAGCGTAAACTTACAATTATGTGTAAATGATTTTATTAACACTTGGGATGCAATGTCAATGGGCTTTGGAAATTCTCAAACTCTACCTCCTTCTTTTGCTGAATACTTAATAGCTTATGTGGCTTCAAAAGTAGCTTCAGAAAATGAAACTACAATCTGGCAAGGTCTAGCGGTTAATAATGGAGAATATGAAGGGTTAGAAGCAATTGCTACTACTTGTGGCGCAATAACTGTAAATATAGATCCACCTACAAGTACTAATGTGATTGATCTTATGCAATCTGTAGTAGATGCTATACCAAATGCACTTTTTGGTAAAGAATCGCTAAAATTATACGTTTCTAACAAAATTGCGAAACTTTATATAAGAAGTCTCGGAGGATTTTCAGCAGGAATTGGAGCGCAAGGTACTGATAATAGAGGTACTCAATGGTTCAATAATGATAGCCTTAGTTTTGGAGGAATTCCAGTATTTGTGGCTAGAGGTATGAGTGATGATAAAATTATGGCTTTTGAATCTACAAATGCTTATTTCGGCTGCGGATTATTGGATTCGTTTAATGAAATCAAGGTTTTAGACATGAGAGATTTGGATGGTTCATCTAATGTGAGAATGGTTATGAGAATGAAAGCTGCGGTACAATTCGGAGTTTGTGCTGATGTTGTTACATCAAATGTTTTAGTACCATAATCATAATAAATAATAATAATAAGAGGAGTGTAACAGCTCCTCTATTTTAATAACTAACTTAAATACTATATATATGTCATGCGATATCAACCTGGGCAGATTAGAACCATGTAAAGACTCAGTCGGCGGAATTACAGCAATTTATTTTATAAACTATACACAAGGTTTATTAGATACTGCTACTTATGATCCTACTACTGAAGTTATTACTGGTTTTGCTTCCCCATTAACTTTATACAAATATCAGCTTAAAGGAGCTAATAGCTTCGAGGAAACTAACGAAAATTCCAGAGAGAATGGTACGTCTTTTTTCACGCAAGTAGGAACGATTGTTCTAAAAAAACAAGATCCACAAACAAGAAAAGAAATGAAAATTTTATCTTGGGGTCGCCCTCAAGTTGTCGTTGAGTTTTACAATACTGGACTGGCTGATGATGCTAGATATGTCCTAGCTGGATTAGAAAACGGATGTGAAACTGCACCCTCTCCAACGAGTGGGAGCGCAATGGGAGACCTTAACGGTTATAATGTTGTTTTTACGGGGTCTGAGCGTACTCCTGCTTCATTTTTAGATCCATTAATTATAAATGATACCACTAATACTGTGGTGGTCGAAGGACTTTAAAAATACTATATAATTTATTAAACTAACTTTATATAAGGACAGATTAAGAGATCTTAACCGATCTCTTTTTTTGTGCCTAAAATTAACAAATAATGGTAAAAAGTGTTTTTAAATAAAGTTAATGCAAATAGTTCTACCAAATATAAATACCCACACTTTTAAGATAATTCCTAGAAGACCATTTGTAGATAAAATTAAAATTACAGACGAAGACGAAAACATAAGTTATATAATAGCTGACTTAACTAAAATATCTGTTACAAATGATAGATATTATATTATAGTAAATGCAGAATTCCCTCTTAATTCATTTTCAAATTCAATATTTATAGAAGGTAGATTTTATACAATAGAATTTTATTATTTAGACGAAGCTATTTATAAAGACATGGCGTTTTGCACTTCTCAAAATGCATATGATTACTCAATTAATAAAGACCAATACAAAGAACACGAATCCACTAACGAATATATAGTAATTTAATATGAGTCAAGAGCTATTTATAACACAACTGGCAGCCTATACAGCTCCAGAAATTGTAGAACAGAAAAATAAAGACTGGGTAAATTACGGAAAAGACAATTCGTATTTTAAAGAGCTAATAAACCTTTACGAAAACTCCACAACTAACAACTCTATTATAAATGGGGTTAATAACATGGTTTATGGAAGAGGTTTAGCTGCATTAGATGCTTCCTCAAAGCCTGAAGAATATGCTCAATTGATGACTATATTAAAAAAGGAAGATTTAAGGCGTTTTATAATGGATTATAAGTTATTGGGAATGGCGGCATTTCAAATAGTTTATAAAAATAGTAAGGTTTCCCAGATTTTACATTTCCCCATGGAATGTTTAAGGGCTGAAAAATGCAATGAGGATGGAGATGTTGAGGGGTGGTACTATTCTAATAATTGGCAAGGTTTAAAACCTTCGGAAAAACCTGAGAGAATTACTGCTTTTGGATATGGTAATAAAAAAAACAATGAAATGTTTGTTTGTAAGCCATATAGTGTTGGGAGGTATTATTATTCTCCCCCAGATTACGTTGGAGGGCTTCCATACGCTAAACTTGAAGACGAAATCGGGGATTATCTTATTAACGATTGTTTAAATAATTTCTCAGGTACAAAAGTAGTTAATTTTAATAATGGAGTTCCTACTCCTGAGAAGATGCAGGATATTAAAACCGAAGTCTTAGGTAAATTAACTGGTAGCAGAGGGGAAAAGGTAATAGTAGCTTTTAACAGTAACTCCGATTCTAAAACGACCATTGACGATGTGCCTCTGAATGATGCTCCCCAGCACTATGAATATTTATCAAATGAATGCTTTAAAAAACTAATTGTAGCTCACAGAGTTACCTCTCCAATGTTATTGGGTATAAGAGAAGGGAATGACTCAATGGGAAATAATGCCGAAGAAATCCAGACTGCAACTTTACTTTTTGATAATATAGTAATAAAAGTATATCAAGATCAAATAATAGACTGTATAGACAAAATATTGGCGGTTAATGATATTGCATTAAACTTATATTTTAAGACCTTAAAACCGCTTAGTTTTACTGATACGGATCAATTAGAGGGCAAAGATAATGAGGTAATTGAAGAGGAGACTGGGGTAGAGCTAACCTGTCTATCAAACGAACAAGAAAATGACACCGAAATAGCAAGCAGCTTAATTAATTTAGGTGAAGATTTTCCAGATTCCGCTTGGGAATTAATTGATGAAGCGGATGTAGATTATGACATTGAAGATGGACTAGATGATTTAATGGTAGAATTAAACACTAAACCAAAAAGTCTTTTAAATAAGATTTGGAATTTTGCAGTTAGTACAGGATCACCATTTCCAAACAGCCCTGGAAAACAAGACAAAGAAAAAAACGGGGAATATTTTAGAACACGATATTATTATTCTCCAAAATCTTACAATTCAGAAACTGCAAGGTCTTTTTGTAAAGCTATGGTAAACGCTAATAAAATTTACAGAAAACAGGATATTATTCAAATGGGAAAACAAACTGTTAATCCTGGCTGGGGGCCAAATGGCGCAAATCGTTATAGTATTTGGTTTTGGAAGGGCGGAGGAAACTGTCACCATTCCTGGAGGCGTTTAACTTTTAAAAGCGATTCCGCTAAAATAAATGTTAAATCTACTATTGATTTAATTACAACTAGAAGAGCTAGACAGGATGGTTATAAAGTAATTAATGAGAGAAAAGTTAGCCAAAAACCTATGAATATGCCAAACCATGGATTTTTACCTGGCAATCCTCAAGGACAATATTAATAAATAAAGAATTTAAAAAATGGCTACAGCATTATATGTAACATCAAAAGATATAAAAAGATATTCAGTTCTCTCCGGGTCAATTGATCCTGACCGTTTTATATATATGGTGGAAATTTCAATGGACACAGAAGTTCAGCAGTTTTTAGGAACTAAACTTTATAACAAAGTTCAAGATTTAATTCTTAATGATGACATTAACCAACCTGGTTTTGTTAAATATAAAGAGTTGTTAGAAACTTACTTAAAACCCATGTCAATTTATTGGGCGTTGGTCTACTATATGCCATTTGCTGCTTATACGGTTGCTCAAGGGGGAGTATTTAAGCATCAAAGCGAAAGTAGCACTTCAGTTTCTAAAGACGAGGTAGATTATCTAACAAACAAATATAGAGATATCGCACAATTTTATAGCAATAATTTTGTGGACTACATGACTTTTAATCAAAGTGATTTTCCTGAGTATAATGCAAATTCTGAAGATGATTTTTATCCTTCAGGTGAAACAACTTTCGGGGGATGGTTTTTATAAAAATATGAGATATAAAATTAAAACTAAAAACATATTAAACTTAAAAGAATATTTAAGGATTGATAATAATCAACAAAAAAATAAAATTGTTTGTTTTATGCCTGCTAAAAAATTAACTAAATAATAAAAAAATGAAAATAGGAAAATATGAGTTTAATTCAGCGGAACAAGGCGAGGCTGCGATCAGTAAATTTAAAAATTCAGATCATACTTTTGCTAGATTAGGAAATATAACACCTACTAAATGGCACGTTGATGTTTGCTGGTGTGATGGTGTTGAATTACATCCAAGAGGATGGAAATCTTATTCTATAGAATTAGAGCATGAAGGAGTTCACCGTTTTAAAGGAATTAATTACTTGGATAATAAATTTGATTCTAGAGTTGCTGAAGTTGAATCTGAAGATATAAAAGATGCCGATTCCTAAACCAAATTTAAACGAAAAACAAAAAGATTTTATGATTAGATGCGTTCCTATGTTGACCCCATTTCATAAAAAAGATGAAGCTGTAGCAATTTGCTATAATTCATTTAGAAACAAAAAAAAATAAAATGATTCAAGAATATAAATTATTAATAATTAATGCTAGCAGTTTTGGAATAAGCTTGACAAATATAGATACAGGTTTAAAGATCGCCCTGCTGCTTTTAACTATTGGATATACCATTCAAAAATGGATATTACTTAATAAAAATAAATAAATAAAAATGTACGGAGATATATATAATAGTACTTGGTGGGGGAATGGAGCTTGTGATAATACGGTTAATTGGGGTTTAGTTTATAAACCTTATGCTAATTGCCCACCTCCGCCTAGTACTAGTGAGGAAATTGTAGCAGAAAATGGAGATTCTCTTTTAACAGAAGTAGGTCTTATCTTTTTAATAACAGAAATAAATTAAATAATATAAAATGGCAGAAAAAAAGTTTAGTGAATTTACACTTAAAAACACCCCAACCGATGTAAGTCATATTGTTGGATATACAACTACAGAGAATGTAAGAATAAGTCCTACTGATTTTCTTAGTGAATACCTCCCTTTAGCTGGTGGTACGATGACTGGCGACACTATCCATATTGATAATGAAAAGTCTATATATGGAACAAATGGTGATGAATTACAAATATATCATGATGATTTAGGCAGTTCATGGATTAAACATTTAACTACAGGAGATTTTAAAATACAAACAGAAGGAACAGGTTATCTTAAATTATATGCAGGTTCTGAGCAAAGTGTAGTTTGTATTCCTGATGGAAATGTTGAATTATATAATGGTAACGGAGGCTCTCCATCTACTAAAAAGTTCGAAACTACAACCGATGGCGTAAAAGTTTTTGGCGGGATTCAAGATTCTAATGGTAGCACGGGTACAGCGGGACAAGTTTTGTCTTCTACAGGTACAGCTTTAGATTGGATTGATGCTAGCAGTCCATCAAATCCAATAACAGGTACTGGAGTAGTTGGTCAATTGCCTTATTTTGATACAACTAACTCTTTAACTAGTACAAATGAATTTACTTTCACTCCAACGGGTTCATTAAGTTCAACTCCAACTATTGGTATTGGGTTAGCTGGTGCGGCAAATACTAAAGCAGCTTTAGAAATAGCTAGTTTTTTAGATTATAATGGCAGTCCTTTTGATTATTATTTATATACAGGGACAGGCGGATCATTTCAAAATTTCTCTGGAACTGATGTATTTGCTATTAGCATACATACAAACGGAAGGATAATGTCCTCTGGTCTTCACGTATATTCAGACCAAAGAATTAAAAAAGATATATCTGTAAGTGATTCTAAAGAAGATTTAGAAACTTTAAATAAAATTGAAATATCTAACTATAAATATATTGACGAAGCACAAGGTAACAGAGAACAAAAAAAGGTAATTGCTCAACAAGTTATGGAACATTATCCGCTGGCTGTCTCTACTAATAAGGATGTAGTTCCAGATGTTTATAAAAAATCCACTATTAAAGATGGAGCTATAGCAGATGAAATTACAGGGTGTGATGTAGGAGATTTAATTAAATTAATTTATCCAAATGGAGATAAAGAATTGGTTGCAGTTCTTGAATCAAATGGGAAAAATATTAAAGTAGAATCTCAAAAATCAGGTGAGGTATTTGTATATGGTAAAGAGGTAAAAGATTATCATTCCGTTGATTATGATGCAATTGCTATGCTTAATGTATCTGCTACAAAAGAATTATATAAAATTATTAAAGAACTTAAAGAAGAGATTAGAGGTCTTAAAACCAGCCTATAGGTAACCACGCTTTTAAATTTTGTCTTACTTATAGTAAGTAAGTTAAAAAATAAATTTTATGAAAATTACTGAAAATCAAATTCAAAGAGTAAACCAAGTTATTAGCTCATTACCTATTGCTTTTTTAAAACAGGCCCAAGAAATTGTTTCCGTGTTAAATGAATCTGTAACTAAAGAAAAAACAGATGACGAAAAACTTTAGTATTGAAGAATTTAACTGTAATGACGGAACTAAAATGCCGCTTAATGTGTTTTATAATATGCAAAAAGTAGCTAATCAATTACAAATACTTAGAAATTATTTAGGGAAACCAATTACTATTAATTCTGGTTATAGATCTGAAGAGTATAATGCTTCAATAAAAGGCTCATCAAAAAAATCTCATCATATAATGGGTAGAGCTGCTGATATAGTTGTAAAGGGTCTTGATCCTGTTGGTGTTTATGCAACTATCGAGTTATTAATAGAAAAAGGGGATATGCTTCAGGGAGGTTTGGGAATCTATCCAAACAACGGCTTTGTTCATTACGATATAAGAGGAGAAAAAATACGCTGGAGAAAATAAAAATATAAATTATGATAATAGAATTTAGTACTTTAATTTCAAGAGGTTTATTGTTTGGTTGGGAATATTATCCAGCATTAGATAAAGACGATCACAAAGAAGTAAAAGTTTATTTACTAGTTATTTGTTTACACTTTAAATGGATATATGGCAGTTAAGAAATTTAAAAACACCAATGTGGGAAGATTTCTCGCTAGTAATAGCTCAAATATTGTAGATACATTAGGAAGTATATTGCCTAATGCTGGAGTCCTTGGTATTGTAAAAAACCTTATTGAGAGACAACCTATGCCTGTAGCGGATAAAGAGAAGGCTCTTAAACTTTTAGAGCTAGATCAAATTGAGTTACAAGAAGTATCTAAGCGTTGGAGTTCAGATCTTGCTAGCGATAATAAGCTATCTAAAAATGTAAGACCTCTCACTCTTATAGTTATGACTACAAGCTTAATTCTATTTATACTATTGGATTCTATATTTATTGATTTTAAATTTAGTGATAGCTCAATACAAACTCTAACGCAGTTATGTTCAGTTATTTACATTGCATATTTCGGAGGTCGTTCATACGAAAAGACTAGAAAATAACCACGCTTTTAAATTTTGTCTTACATATAGTATATGAAAGACTTTAGACCACGATTAAAAGGCAATAAACTTACAGCCTTTAACAACCTATTTAAAATAGAAACCCG